ACGATCCAACCGAACTTAGACTTTATTATCGCACCCGTCGCCAAAAGCATTACTATGCCAGCAGCGAACCAGACACGCGGGCCGGTGTTATCTATGCGATATGTGAACCCAATGGGGCGATCAGATATATCGGAAAGACGGCAGATTTCAAGAAAAGACAGAGAGACCACAGGCAATCTTGGCATAAGCGAATAGGCAATCCCCACCTATGGCGATGGGCGAACAATCTGATAACGCAAGGCCAACATCCAACCTTTCGTATCCTACAAGAATGTCTACCGGGAACGTTGGATGAATGTGAGCGGGAATGGATTGCGAGAGGGAAGGCCAAGGGGTGGAAACTATGCAATATGAATGAGGGCGGGGAAGGCGGCAAAACCCTGCATGACGACGCAAAGCGCAGGATAAGCGAGATCAGTAAGGCACGCTGGCAAACGCCTGAGTATCAAGAGCGATGGGTAAAGGCCATGGCTGGAAGGGCGAGAATACTATCCGACGAGGAAAGGGAGAAACGGAAACAGCAGCGACAACGCAATCTCGAAACACAACGATACAATATGGCCGTCCGTGCCGCACGAGTGGCGAAGGCCGAAGAGAAGAATCTATGGGTGTTTGTGCCGCTGACTCGCAAGGCAACCGCATTCGTTCCTTTGACCAATAGTAAGTGGGCGATGGTGGATGTAGGGGACTGGGATCGGGTGAATCAATGCCGCTGGTCGGCTGTGCTAAAGGGTGGAAAGTATTGGCGAGCGAAGTCGAGTCGTCCGCTGATCCTGATGAATCGGTATGTGATGCAAGCGGACGAATCACAGTTCGTACGCCATGCGAATGGCAACCAATTGGACTGTCGAAGGGCTAATTTGATCGTAAATGCTTATAGGGTAAGGGGTTCGGGTCCTGTTAGGGTACGGCGGGGTGTATGCGGGAAATCGGCGGCCTGAATTTTCATATATACGCACTCCAATCCTGAACTACCAGCATCATCATGCAGAATAAGGACTTATGGGTGCAGCGTGGTTTTGTCGCACGGGTTTTAGGGATTAGCTCGCAAACTTTTGATGATGCGATCCGTCCGCGTCTGTCTGATACCGCTGCAACGGGAGCGGGTCGAAACTTGCGGTTTGATCTTTCCGCGTGTGTTGCCGCGCTTGTCACTTATCGGCTTGAACAGCAAAAGCCTGCGGCCAGCGAAGACCCAATGCTGGTCGGTGGTGATTCCCCCAATCTCGAACGCTATCGAGCGGCTAAAGCGGCGTTGGCGGAGATGGAGTTGGAAGAGAAAAAGAAGACCCACGCCAGCCTGAAAGACCTGAACGATGCTTTGATGCGGTTTGCATCCCTTGTCCGGCGGGGTGGAGAAATCCTGCAACGAAAGTTCGGCAATCAGGCATCGGACATTTTGAACGAATCAATTGATGAGGCGCACAACGCATGGACGAAAGAATGGCATCATCGAAGCGCCGATGGTCCTAACCCCCAGCCGAACTGATAATTGGCGGGCAATCGCGCACGCTATTGGACGGGTACGCGACTCGTGCCGGGTCCGACGCATCCGAACGATGCGTCAGTTTGCCGAAGAGGAAATTGTGCTTCCCACCGGTCCCTATCAGGGACAGCGGTTTCGAGTGTCGCGACAACCATGGACGGGGTTGTATTTCGATGAGGTGGACAGCGGTAGATGGCGGCGGTCGAACGTGACGGGTCCGAGCCAGGCGGGAAAAACCCTGATAGGGTCGGCCATTCCGGTAGCGTATCACCTGTTCGAGTATTGTGAGACAACCATCTATGGCGCGCCCACGATGGATATGGCGGCGGACAAGTGGCAACAGGATATTTTGCCGGTCATCGTCGCCAGTCGTTATCGGGATTTACTTCCCGACCGTGGGGCGGGGAGCAAGGGTGGGAAAGTCGGATCAATTCAGTTTAAACATGGACCCACGCTGCGGTTCATGAGTGGTGGTGGGGATGACAAGGTTCGCGCCGGGTTCACCGCTCGCGTGGGGGTTCTCACTGAAACCGATGGGATGGATGAGGCCGGGGGTTCCAGCCGCGAAACGGACAAGGTTGGCCAGATTGAGGCCAGAACAAACGCCTACGGAAATGGGGCGAGAATATATCTTGAATGCACCACCAGCACTGAAGAGGGGCGAACTTGGAAAGAACTGAAGCAGGGTACTGACAGCCGGATCGTTTTGCCTTGCATTCATTGTGCGGCATGGGTGACTCCCGAACGTGAGCATCTTGTGGGGTGGCAGGATGCGACAAGCGTTGTGGAGGCCGCTGAAAAATCCATGCTGGTCTGCCCCTCGTGCGGTGGGATATGGGACGAAGCGGATCGGGAGACGGCGAATCAGAAAGCCAAGCTGGTTCATCGCGGTCAGGAGGTCGCACCGGATGGGACAATCATTGGATTGGTTCCACGAACGAACACCCTGGGTTTCCGATTTACAGCGGTGAACAACCTATTGGTGAGTATGTCGCGGGTTGCGGAGGAAGAGTGGTCCGCACCGCGAAATACGGATAGCACCTTGGCCGACCGAAAGCTACGGCAGTTCTACTGGACGCTGCCTAGCGAATCAGAATCCATCACGCTCACGGAGTTGGACGTGATGACCATTGCCAAGCGGATCAGCGATGTCCCGCGTGGCCGAATCCCGGTTGATACACGCAAGCTCACTATCGGCATTGACGTTGGCAAGTGGCTTTGTCATTGGGTGTTGCTGGCCTTCCGTGATGGTGGGACGCCGCACGTTGCGGAATACGGCAGATTGGAAGTTCCCAGCCAAAGCATGGCCGAGGAATTAGCCATCATGAACACCCTGCGGCGATTCCGCGACGAGGTGTGCAAGATCGGCTGGCCATCGCTGGCGGAAAACACAAGTAACCTTCTTTCCAGCCTGACGCTGGTGGACTCCGGGAATTGGGAGTCAACGGTCGTCGCGTTTTGTCAGGAATCGGGAGTTGGCTTTCTTCCATCAAAGGGGTTCGGCGTTCAGCAATTGGGTCGTCGAAAGATCATGCACGAACCGGGATATGAGGCCGTCAAGCAATCGGCGGGTCATGTACTGGTGGAGATCAACGCCGACCATTGGAAAACTCAGGTTCACGCACGCATTCAAACACCAACTGGACAGCCAGGCGGATTAACGTTGTTCCACGGGACGCCCACAGAGCATTTGAGCTTCGCTAAACACTTGACGGCGGAAAAGCGGGTTGAGGAGTTTATTGCCGGGCGCGGGCTGGTCACACGGTGGGAAGCCATTAACCGCAACAACCACTTTTTAGACGCACTGGCATTGGCGATGGTGGCGGGGCATGGGGTTGGGGAGAAGGTCGTCGATATTGCGTTGCCAGTAGCACAGCCACCAGCGGCACAGGGGGATAATTTCAATCCATTGAACTACCGGGGTAAATGGTGATCGACGTAGGCGCACTTCAAACTTTCACGACCGCACAGCTCTTAACGCTGACGGAATACCGCATCGCCCAGATTCTCGCGGGGGCGCAGGCGTATGGCGCGAACGGGCGGCAGTTGACCCATGCGGACCTGAAAACGCTCTATGAACAGAGAGACAAGCTAAAGGCGGAGGTTGACGCCGAATCCGCCGGCGAAGCCGGAAGCGGCAACGTACTGGTTCGCTTTGGCCAAGAGCAATAATGCACCCTATCCAGCCTCGAAACTTTTTCGACCGTTGTATCGAAGCGATCGCGCCCAAGTATGCCGCGAGCCGGTATTCCAGCCGGGCGCAGATTGCGCTGGCGAGGAGCATTCCCGAATCGAGTTATCGCGGCGCGGTGGCTACCCGCAGCAGCACTCCATGGTCGCCGTTTATCAGTTATCGGGGTGGTTCGGCCGTTGATCGCAATGATCTGGCGTCCATCGCCAACAGGGCCGCTCGTGTATACCGCGACAACCCCATCGGTCGCGGCTTACTTAATGCGGAGGTAGATAACATCGTTGCAGAAGGCTTTTCGCTGCAAATGCGGACGTTAAGCGATGAGTTCAACAAGGAAGCGGAAAAACGCTTTTATCGGTGGCTGGAAACCGCAGATGTGGCTGGGAAATTGTGCGCGGCGGACTGGTTCAGGACAAGCTGGCGTGAACCCCGTAAGTCGGGTGATGGCGGCATCATTCTGATCATGCGGGGCGGGTATCCAAAACTGCAATACATACCCCGTGATTTGATTTGCAATCCGCGAAAAGAATACGACTCCAAAACAATGTTTGACGGGGTGGAGTGCGATCCATCCGGCAGGGCGATCCGGTTCTGGCTGCGGGATGTCGATGAGACTGGAAAAGACACTGTAAGCCCCATCGACGCCAGGGATTTTGTTTATCTGTCGCATCTGGACAACCCCTTGGCCGTGCGGGGCGTTTCGGTGTTCGCTCCTGTTTTTGCGCTGCTGGATCAACTGGATAGCTACGTCGATGCCGTTACTAAAGCCGCAATCATGGCGGCGATTTTTGGGCTTATTGAAAAGCGGCGCAACCCCGCCGCTGCGGTCTCGGCGTTGGGAACACTGACGAACAGCCAAGGCGATCAACAGAAAGCCGTGACGCTGGAAAATGGGATGCTGAAGGTCATGGGCACCGATGAAACGATGTTTCAGGTGCAAGCATCACAACCCATGCAGCAAACGCCGGATTTCATCAGGGCGTTGATGCGGCTGATCTGTCTGGCGTTCGACATGCCCATCGAGATTGGCCAGAAGGATTTGAGCCAGGTCAATTTTTCCGGCGGGCGCATTGGCTTGATCGGATACTACCGATCTTGCCGCGTCAAACAGGACTGGCTCCTCAGTCGATGCTGGAACCGTATCGCGTTCTGGTGGCTGTCTGTCGAAAAGCAACGCCAGGCCATCGGGTATCCCGATGCGTTCAAGGCACCATTCCCCGCCGACTACGGCGAATTTGAGTTCCACGGCCGCGAATGGGACTACAACGATCCACAGACTGAGATTGTGGCGGACATGATCGAAATGGATGCGGGCATCGCGTCGCCACAACAGGTTTGCGAGAAGCGCGGGCGGGACTGGCACACCATTCAGGATCAGATTTCCGAATCGCGTCGAGTCGCAGATTCGCTTGGTATTCCGATGTTGCATTCGATCAACACGCGAGAAGAAACCCCAGAAAAGGCTTAAATGCAAAACTACATCCCCATTCCGCGTAGTGACCGCAAGTGCGCACAGCAGCATATCGGGCCATGGGCAATCGAGCCCAAATGGTGGGCCGCTGCCGTGGATATGGTCCGATCCGGCGCATGGAAGCCGAAAGCGGACGTTGAAGATGACGAAGAGGAATCTTCCGGGCCGATCTATCAGGTCTACAACGGGGTAGCGGTTATTCCCATCGACGGGCAAATGACCAAGCGGGGTAGTTCGTTTGGTGGATGCTCCACGGTGCAGGTGCGTTCGCTTTTGCGGCAGGCGGCAGCCGATGGAGAGGTGCGGTCTATCGTCCTGCAAATCTCATCCCCCGGCGGCACCGTCGCCGGAACCGCTGATCTGGCCGACGATGTATTGTCGGTGAGACGGGGCAAGTTTGGCATCGCAAAATCCGTGACCGCCTACATCCAGGATATGGGGTGCAGTGCCGCGTACTGGGTGGCCAGCCAATGCGACGCGATTTACGCCAACACCACGGCGATCATCGGGAGCATTGGAACTTATACCGTGCTGACCGATGAAACGGCGGCATCGGAACAACTGGGCTACAAATTCTACGTTGTCAGCACCGGGCCATATAAGGGGTTGGGGGCCGATGGGAAAGTAACCGAAGAATTAAAAGCCGACGTTCAGCGTGAGGTTGATGAATTGAATCAGCCTTTCCTGTCAGCGGTGGCGTCGGGCCGGGGGAAGAAAATCGACATCGCCGCCGTGTCCGACGGTCGGGCATGGGTCTCTGAACAAGCTAAATCACTGGGCCTGATTGATGCGATTGCATCGCTCGATGCCGCAATCGAGGCCGTTTCCACAAGGAGTTTTATCATGACGCCAACCGAACAGGTCCGTCAAATTGCGGCCGAGCACCCGGAATCGGTCGCATCGTTTCGTGAAGAAGGCAAGAAAGCCGGACTTGCCGAGGGCCGTAAGGAAATCATGGATTT